ATGACTTCACATACTTCCGAAACGCTGATCGACATCAGCGCGGACCTTTTGCGATCTCTGCACGACAGTCTCCGACGGGCGCGCAAGGCGAGCGAAACCTACCTCGCCCAATTCGAAGCAGAGCAGGACATCAATCCCGACACCGCAACCCTGAAGCCGCAGATCGCCAAGCTCGACGGTCTCATCCGTGACATCCAGAAGGTGGAGAAAACCCTTGTCGATCATGAAAAAACCTCTGGTGCCACCGGCATGGTGGCCTTCGACCTCCGTGCCGCCCGCGATGAGATCGAGCGCCGCCTGGCTGGCCTGCGTGCCGCCATTCATGACGCGGATGCTGCTGGAGGAGATGGATGAGGCAGCGCTGGCGGCAGCGCCCTACCTGTTTGATCTCTGGGCCTTCCCGCATCAGGCCCCCCCGGACGGAGACTGGCGCTCCTGGGTCATTCTCGGCGGCCGTGGTGCGGGCAAGACCCGTGCCGGTGCGGAATGGGTGCGCGCCCAGGTCGAAGGCCCGGGCCGCTTCGATGCCGGCCGGTCCCGGCGGGTGGCGCTGGTGGGCGAGACCTATGATCAGGTCCGCGATGTCATGATCCAGGGCGACAGCGGCATCCTCGCCTGCTCGCCGCCGGACCGCCGCCCGGAATGGCGCGCGGGCGAACGCAAGCTGTGCTGGCCGAATGGGGCAACCGCGCAGGCCTTCTCGGCCTCGGACCCCGAAGCCCTGCGCGGGCCTCAGTTCGATGCGGCCTGGGTGGATGAGCTGGCGAAATGGAAGCGCGGCCAGGAGGCCTGGGACATGCTGCAATTCGCCCTGCGACTCGGGCAATCGCCGCAGGTCTGTGTCACCACCACCCCGCGCAACGCGGCTGTTTTGCGACGGCTTCTGGACAGCCCCTCGACGGTGACCACCCATGCCCCGACCGAGGCCAACCGGGCCAATCTGGCGGCCTCCTTCCTCACCGAGGTGCGGGCGCGCTATGCAGGCTCGCGTCTGGCGCGTCAGGAACTGGACGGGCTGATGCTGGTGGATGTGGAAGGGGCCTTCTGGTCGGCGGCACAGATCGAGGCGCTGATGCGGACCGAAGCGCCGCCGCTCGACCGCATCGTCGTGGCCGTGGACCCGGCCGTCAGCGCCCACAAGGGATCGGACGCCTGCGGTATTGTCGTGGTCGGCGCACAGATTCAGGGGCCGCCGCAGAACTGGCGGGCCTATGTGCTGGCCGATTGCACGGTGCAGGGCGAGGGCCCGCTGGGCTGGGCCACCGCTGCCATCGCCGCGCGCGAGCGGTTTCAGGCCGACCGGCTGGTGGCAGAGGTCAACCAGGGCGGCGCTCTGGTGGAAACGGTGCTGCGGCAGGTCGATCCGATGGTGCCCTTCACGCCGCTGCATGCAAGCCGGGGCAAAGCCGCCCGCGCCGAGCCTGTCTCCGCGCTCTATGAACAGGGGCGGGTCTTCCATCTGCCGGGCCTGAACGCCCTCGAAGACCAGATGTGCCAGATGACGCCGCAGGGCTATCAGGGGGATGGCTCCCCGGATCGCCTCGATGCGCTGGTCTGGGCGCTCTATGCGCTGCTGGTCGAACCGGCCGCGCGGCTCCGCTGCCCTAGGGCACGCGCCATCTGAGCCACCTCCGCCCAGGCATAACACCTGTGAAACGCCCGCATCTCGCGGGCGTTTTGCTTTTTTATCAACTGGATACATCCCCACCCGTGCCCCCTGTTGCCCGCCTGTTGCGCTCCCGGCGTACGCCCTGCTGGGGTGATCTTCAGACGCATTTGGCAAGTTGTGTCTCAAGCGACGGGCAGATGCCCCGATGGATCAGACGGACAGCAAAGGAGTGGACCATGGTCTTTGACCTGCTGCGGCGCAAGGGACAGGGAATTGAACAGGCTGCGGACCGCGATGTCCCGCAGCAAAAGGCCAGCGCTGCGGCGCGGGTCTTGCCGATGGGCGCGGGCACCCAGGCCGCCTGGGGTCCTCGGGATACGGTGTCACTGACCCGCGTCGGCTTTCTCGGCAACCCGGTCGGCCACCGCGCGGTAAAGCTCATCGCCGAGGCTGCCGCCGCCCTGCCGCTGGTGTTGCAGAACGCCGAACAACGGTTCGACAGCCATCCGCTGCTGACCCTGCTCAGCCGTCCCAACGCGGCGATGGCGCGGGCCGAGATGCTAGAGGCGCTCTATGCGAACCTGCTGCTGTCCGGCAACGCCTATCTGGAGGCCGTCGCGGCAGAGGACGGCTGGCCGGTGGAGCTGCATGTGCTGCGGCCCGACCGGATGCGGGTGGTGCCGGGCGCCGACGGCTGGCCCGTCGCCTATGACTATAGCGTCGGCGCCAGGACCCACCGCTTTGGCATCGACCCGGCGCGTCCTTCGATCTGCCATCTCAAGAGCTTTCACCCGCTTGACGATCACTACGGCCTTGCCCCGATGCAGGCTGCGGCGATGGCCGTCGAGGTGCACGGCGCTGCGGCGCGCTGGTCGAAATCATTGCTGGACAATGCCGCCCAACCCTCGGGCGCGCTGGTGTGGTCCGGATCTGACGGGCAGGGGCTGATGGCCGACGATCAGTTCCGCCGCCTCACCGAAGAGATCGAGGCCAATTTCCAGGGCGCGCGCAATGCCGGCCGGCCCATGGTGCTCGAAGGGGGGCTGGATTGGAAACCGATGGGATTTTCGCCGTCGGACATGGAATTCCACCGCACCAAGGACGCCGCCGCACGGGAAATCGCACAGGCCTTCGGGGTGCCACCGATGCTGCTCGGGATCCCGGGCGAGGCGACCTACGCCAACTACCAGGAGGCCAACCGCGCCTTTTATCGCCTGACGGTGCTGCCGCTGGCGACGCGGGTGGCGGCCAAACTCTCCGACTGGCTGATGCGCTTTGGCGACGAGGTGGTGGAGCTGAAACCCGATATCGATCAGGTCCAGGCGCTGGCGGCGGAACGCGAAACGCAGTGGCGGCGCGTGTCAGAGGCGGATTTCCTCAGCGAGGCTGAAAAACGTCAGCTGTTGGGCCTGCCGGCCCGGCCCATGGAGGGCGACAATGAGTGACATCCCGATGCCACCCTTCGACTGCACCCCGGGGATGCGCCTGAGTGCGCACGAGCGTGTCTCGGAGATCCGACAGGAGGCGATCAACCGGCGTCTGGATCGGATGGAACGGATGATGGAGCGGCTGGAAAAGCGGCTCTGGCTCACCGTTTACGGCGTCGCGGCGGTGATCCTGGCACAGGCGTTCCAGGGCTTTATCGCCGTGCAGCTTCCCTGAGGGAGTTCGGTAAAAATGACAACCTTTCAGAAGGGTAGAGTGACATGATGATACAGGAAGAGCCGCATCTGGAAACCAAATTCGCCCGTTTCGGCGAAGGGCTCGCGCTGACCGAGGGCGAAGTGATCGATGGCTATGCCAGCCTGTTCGGCACACCGGATCAAGGCCGCGACATCGTCAATCGCGGGGCCTATGCGACCTCCCTTGCCCTGCACGCCAAGCGCGGTAGCAAGATCAAGATGCTCTGGCAGCATGATCCGGCCCATCCCATCGGCGTCTGGGATGAGGTGGTCGAAGATGAGGTCGGCCTGCGCGTCAAGGGCCGCCTGTTGACCGAAACCCAAAAGGGGGCCGAAGCCGCGGCTTTGGTGCGGGCGGGGGCAATCGAGGGGCTGTCCATCGGCTACCGAACGGTAAGGGCCAGCCGCGACAAGGAAGGCCATCGCCGTCTTGAAGAGCTGCAACTTTGGGAGGTGTCGCTGGTGACCTTCCCGATGCTGCCATCGGCGCGGCTGGTGCGACAGGCGTCACACCCGTCAGCGCCCCCTGCGCAATCGGCAAAATCCGACGCCCCGGACGAAGGTCTGCGGGCCTTGGCCGAAGCCCTGCGCGCAGCCATCACTTGCTGATCCAGACGAGGAAAGGACCAGAGCATGACAGATCATCAATTCGTGGCCGACGAGGGGCCCGATGCGGCCTCCCCACCGCCGGGTGCTGCACAGGAGGTGAAACAGGCCGTTTCCCAATTTGTGCAGCATTTCAAGGGGTTTCAAGACGACGTTGCACGTAAACTCAAACAGACGGAAGAGCGTATGACCATGTTGGATCGTAAAACCCAAACTGCGGCACGGCCGCATCTGGCTGCCGCAGAGGCGGAAGGCGCACCGCATCAGAAGGCCATGCAGGCCTATCTGCGCATTGGCAATGAAGATGGCTTTCGCGGCCTTGAGCTGGAGGGCAAGGCCCTGTCCAGCGCCGTGAACTCCGATGGTGGCTTTCTGGTCGACCCGCAGACCGCCGATGTGGTGAAATCGGTGCTGCAGTCCACCGCTTCGATCCGGGCAGTGGCCTCTGTGGTCAATGTGGAGGCGACTTCCTTTGACGTGCTGATCGACCATACGGACGTGGGCGCCGGCTGGGCGACGGAAACTGGCTCCGTGACCGAAACGGCAAGCCCGGTGATCGACCGTATCGTCATTCCGCTGCATGAACTCTCCGCTTTGCCAAAGGCCTCGCAGCGGCTTTTGGACGACAGCGCCTTTGATATCGAGGGCTGGCTTGCGGGCCGTATCGCGGATAAATTTGCCCGCGCCGAGGCACAGTCCTTCATCTCGGGCGACGGGGTCGACAAGCCGACGGGCATTCTGCATCACACAGCGGTTGACAATGACAGCTGGACCTGGGGCGCGCTTGGCTATGTGGCCACCGGCACCGACGGCGACATCGGGTCGGCGGATGCGATCATCAATCTCGTCTATGCGCTGGATGCCCGCTACCGGGCCGGTGCGAGCTTTGTGATGAACTCCAAAACCGCCGGTTTGATCCGCAAGCTGAAGGATGCCGATGGCCGGTTCCTCTGGTCCGATGGTCTGGCAGCGGGGGAGCCTGCGCGGTTGATGGGCTATCCGGTTCTGGTGGCCGAAGACATGCCGGATGTGGCCTCTGACAGCTTTTCCATGGCCTTTGGCGATTTTGGCGCGGGCTACACGATTGCCGAACGCCCGGACCTGCGCATCCTGCGTGATCCCTTCTCGGCGAAACCGCATGTGCTGTTTTACGCGACAAAGCGGGTCGGCGGGGACGTCAGCGACTTTGCCGCGATCAAATTGATGAAATTCGGGGTGAGCTGACCGCTCATTTCCGGATGACGGAACCGGCAGCCCGGTTTCGTCGGCGGGTGCGTGCCCCCAGGGGCTGTCGTCCAGTTGCTCCCCTCCGTCCGAGCGGCAGACCCGGCGCGCACCCGTCCCAACCCTATCCATGACGGAGAAACGGTATTCCAGCGGAGTGAAGGCATGATTTTGCACGAGACAACACCGGTGCCCGACAGCGCTTTGCCGCTTGAGGCGTTCAAGGCGCATTTGCGACTCGGGACTGGCTTTGGCGAGGACAGCCTGCAGGATGCGGTGCTCCTGGCCTTTTTGCGGGCAAGTCTTGCGGCAGTGGAGGGGCGCACCGGCAAGGCCCTGCTGGCGCGGACGTTTGAATGGCGACTGAACGCCTGGCCTGCGACAGTGACCCTGCCGGTGGCGCCGGTGCGCGACGTCTCGCAGGTGGCCATGGTCGGTCCAACCGGCGCGGAAACGGTACTGCCTGCCGAGAGCTACAGCGTCGCGCCCGACAGCCACGCGCCGCGGCTGGAGCCGCTGTCCGGCCAGTTTCCCGCCGTGCCGACGGGCGGAGGGGTGCTGTTGCGCTTTGCTGCGGGGCTGGGCGAGACCTGGGACGACTTGCCCGCCGATCTGGCGCAGGCGGTGTTCCTGCTGGCGGCCCATTATTACGAATACCGCGATGACACCAGCCTGCATGCGGGCTGCATGCCGTTTGGTGTGGCCAGCCTGCTGGATCGCCACCGCGTTCCGCGCCTGAGCCTGGGCCGTTCGGCCGGGGGGCAGCGATGACTGCGCCGCGCCTGAACCGGCCGCTTCGTCTCGAAGATCCGCAGGCCATTGGCGACGGCGCCGGAGGCTTTCGGATCAACTGGGCTCAGCTCGGGGTCCTGTGGGCCGATGTCGAGGCGCTCAGCGGCCGCGAAACCGGACGCCGCGGCACGCCGGTGTCGCTGCAACGCTATCGGATCACCCTGCGCGCGGCGCCTGTGGGCTCGCCTGCGCGTCCGAAACCGGACCAGCGGTTTCGCGAAGGAACCCGCCTGTTCAAGATCGATGCCGTGGCTGAACATGATCGCGATGGGCGGTATCTGACCTGTCTTGCCACCGAGGAGCTGGCCACATGACCTATGCCCTGTCCGAGGCCCTGCAGCAGGCCGTGTACCAACAGCTGATCGCAGATCCGGCACTGACCGCCGAGGTCGGCACCGCGATCTACGACATGTTGCCCGCAGGCAGCTTGCCCGCGCTTTATGTGACGCTCGGCGCGGAAACGGTGCGGGACCGTTCTGATGTCAGCGGTGCGGGGGCGCTCCATCGTTTCACCGTGACCGTGGTTGCCAATACCACCGGATTCAGCGCTGCGAAACGGGCGGCGGCGGCGGTCTCGGATGCGCTTGTCGATGCGCCCCTGACCCTGATCCGCGGTCAGCTGGTGGGGCTGTGGTTTGACCGGGCCACGGCGGCGCGGCAGTCCAACGGCGATCGCAGCATTGCGCTGCGGTTTTCGGCGAGACTCGAAGACTCTTGATATTTTTGAATGCGTTAGCATAAGGAGCTAAACAGATGACCGCTCAAAACGGCAAGGACCTTCTGATCAAGGTGGACATGACCGGCACCGGCAGTTTCACCACAATTGCGGGGCTGCGCGCCACGCGTATCAGCTTCAATGCGGAAAGCGTCGATGTGACGAGCCTCGACAGTGCGGGCGGGTGGCGTGAGCTGCTCGGCGGCGCCGGGGTGCGATCGGCTAACCTGTCCGGCTCGGGGGTGTTTCGCGACGCGGACACGGATGAACGGGCGCGGCAATTGTTCTTTGAGGGCGAAACACCGGAGTTCCAGGTGGTGATCCCCGATTTCGGCACCGTGCAGGGGCTGTTTCAACTGACCGCCCTGGAATACGCGGGCAGCCACAATGGTGAGGCCACCTACGAGCTGTCGCTGGCCTCCGCCGGTGCGCTGACCTTTACCGCAGCCTGAGGAGGGGAGCGCAATGGCCAATCCCTTGGCAGGCGAAGTGGCACTGGTGGTGGATGGGCAGCGTCATATCCTGAAGCTGACCCTCGGCGCATTGGCGGAACTCGAAGCGGAGCTCGGCGAGGGTGACTTGATCTCTCTGGTGCAACGCTTTGAAACCGGGCGGTTTTCCTCGGGCGATCTGCTGGCGCTGCTGGCGGCGGGCATGCGGGGCGGCGGGGCAGAGATGTCGCGTCAAACCCTCGCCACCGCCGGGATCGACGGTGGCGTGATGCAGGCGGCCAGCGTCGCGGCCCAGCTCCTCGCGCTCAGTTTCGCGGCTCCGGTGGCGCCCTGATGGCGGCGCTCGACTGGCCTGCGCTGATGCGGGCGGGATTGGTGGGGCTGCGGCTGACGCCCGAAGCCTTCTGGCGTCTGACTCCGGCGGAGCTGCGGTTGATGCTCAATCTGGATCCGGACGCCGCGCCCATGGACCGGGATCGCCTGTCCCGTCTGATGGCCGCTTTTCCCGACCGGGATCACAATACGAACAAGATGGAGTAACCCATGGCCGAACAGACATTTTCCGACTTCGATGCCCAGAGTGGGCAACTTGAAGACAGCCTTGGTGACGCCGCGGGAATGGCCGCTCAGTTCACCGCGGAAATGGACCGGGTGCGCGCCGCTTTTGCGGCAACCCAGGCCGATGCGGCGGATTTCGAAACCGGGCTCAGCCGGGGTCTGCGGCGCGCCATGAAGGATCTGGTGGTCGATGGCGACTCGCTCGGCGATGCGCTGGAAGGGCTCGCCCGCAGCATGATCCGCACCACCTATAATTCCGCCATGCGGCCGGTGACGGACCATCTGGGCGGCCTGGTCAGCGATGGGATCGGCGCGCTTGTGGGCGGCATCCTGCCCTTTGCCGACGGCGCGGCCTTCAGCCAGGGCAAGGTCACCCCGTTTGCGCGCGGTGGCGTGGTGTCGTCGCCGGTGCAGTTTCCCATGCGCGGCGGACTCGGGCTGATGGGCGAAGCGGGGCCGGAGGCGATCCTGCCGCTGGCGCGCGGGGCTGACGGCAGCCTCGGTGTCAAATCCCAGTCCGGTCGTGGCGGCACCACGGTGGTGATGAATGTCACCAGCCCCGATGTCGCGGGTTTTGCCCGGTCCAAAGGTCAGATCGCCGCGCAGATGAGCCGCATGCTCGCCCGTGGCAACCGCAACAGGTAAGGAGGGTAATGTCATGAGTTTTCACGAAATTCGCTTCCCGGAGACGCTCTCTTTCGGCTCTGTTGGCGGGCCGGAACGGCGCACGGATGTGGTCACCCTGGCCAATGGTCACGAGGAACGCAACACCCCCTGGGCCCATTCCCGGCGGCGCTATGATGCGGGGCTGGGGCTACGGGCGCTGGAGGATATCGCCCAGTTGATCGCCTTTTTCGAGGCGCGTCAGGGGCAGTTGCATGGATTTCGCTGGAAGGATTGGACCGATTATTCCTCGGCGGTTCCCGGCCATGAGGTCACATTCGAGGACCAGACGATTGCAACCTGCGACGGTGCCACCCAGGTGTTCCAGCTGGCCAAGCAATACCGCTCCGGCGCCTATACCTATCTACGCCCGATTGCGAAACCTGTGGCGGGGACGGTGCGGCTCGGTATCGACGAAGAAGCGCTGGTCGAGGGGGTGGATTACGAGCTTGACCTGACAACCGGTCTGGTCACCCTGAGCTACGCGCCGGAGATCGGCCGCCGGATCAATGCGGGCTTTGAATTTGATGTGCCGGTGCGGTTTGACACCGACCGGATCCTGACCAGCGTGGCCTCGTTTCAGGCCGGCGAAGCGCCGAATGTGCCCGTTGTCGAGGTCCGGGTCTGATGGCGGGGGACACCAGCGCGCTGGCGGCGCATCTGAAAACCGGGACGACCAGCCTGTGCCGGGCCTGGGCGGTCACGCGGGCCGATGGGGTGGCGCTTGGCTTCACCGATCATGACCGCGACCTGAGCTTTGACGGTATCGTCTTTCGCGCCGGGACCGGGCTGACCGCGCGCAGTCTGATGCAAAGCACCGGCCTGTCGGTCGACAATACCGAGGCCTTGGGGGCGCTGAACTCCGAGGCCGTCCGCGAGGCCGACATCGAGGCCGGCCGCTATGACAGCGCCGAGGTCCGCGCCTGGCTGGTGAACTGGTCGGATGTGACCCAGCGGGTGCTGCAGTTTCGCGGTGCCCTGGGCGAGATCCGTCGCGCCGGTGGAGCGTTTGAGGCCGAATTGCGGGGCCTGACCGAGGGGCTGAACCAGCCGCTGGGACGGGTGTTTCAAAAACCCTGCAGCGCGGTTCTGGGCGATAGCGCCTGCCGCTTTGACGTGACCACGGCGGGCTATAGCGCCGAGGTCGCCGTTCAGGAGGTGCAGGAGGGGCAGAGCTTCACCTGGGCCGAGCTGGACGGGTTCGGCCCCGAGTGGTTCGCCGGCGGTCGGCTGACGGTTCTGGACGGGCCGGCTCAGGGCCTGTGGTCCGCGATCCGCAGCGACACGAGCGTGCCGGAGGGCCGCCGGATCACCCTGTGGCAACCGCTCCGCGCAGCGGTGACGGCGGGGGACCGGGTGCGGCTGACGGCAGGCTGCGACAAACGCCAGGCGACCTGCCGGCTGAAGTTCGACAACCTGATGAACTATCAGGGATTTCCCGACATTCCCGGCGAGGACTGGATGGTGGCGGTGCCCAAACGTGCGGGCCAGAACACCGGCGGCAGCCGCAGATGAGCGGCGACATCAATACCCGCGCGCTGGCCGAGGCCCGGCGCTGGCTCGGCACGCCCTACCGCCATCAAGGGGCGGTGCAGGGTGCGGGCTGCGACTGTCTCGGGCTGATCCGGGGCATCTGGCAGGCGCTCTATGCCGAGGAGCCGGAACGGGTGCCGCCCTATAGTCGCGACTGGGCGGAGCGGGACAGCGATGAACGGCTGTGGCGGGCGGCGCTGCGGCATCTGTGCGAGGTTGAAGCGGGACAGGAGCGGGCCGGTCAGGTGCTGCTGTTTCGCATGCGCAGCGGCGCGGTGGCCAAACACCTCGGCCTCGCCAGCGGGCGCGACCGGTTCATCCACGCCTATAGCGGCCACGGCGTTGTCGAAAGCGCGCTGACACCTGCGTGGTCGCGCCGCATCGTGGCGCGATTTGAATTCCCCGACACCACGACCCCCTAGGAGGATACGACATGGCAACATTGGTTCTGGCGGCAGCGGGCTCTGCGGTAGGGGGCGCGATTGGCGGCTCTGTTGCGGGGTTGTCGACGGCGGTGCTCGGACGTGCGGTGGGCGCGACCCTGGGCCGGGCGATCGACGAACGGCTCCTCGGCAGTGGCAGCGCGGCGGTGGAGACCGGCAAGGTCGACCGGTTCCGCATCACCAACGCCAGCGATGGCGAACCGATGGCGCAGCTGTTTGGCCGCATGCGGTTGGGCGGGCAGGTGATCTGGGCCACCAGCTTTGCCGAAACGGCCACCACCACCACCTCGGGCGGCAAGGGCTCCGCGCCGACGCAGACCACCACCAGCTATTCCTACATGCTGTCGATGGCGGTCGCGATCTGCGCGGGCGAGATCGCTTCGGTGTCCCGGGTCTGGGCCGATGGCGAGGAGGTCGCGCTCGCGGATCTCAACATGACGGTGCATTCCGGCAGCGCCGATCAGCTGCCCGACCCGCTGATGGAGGCGGTCGAGGGCGCGGGTCAGGTTCCGGCCTATCGCGGCACCGCCTATGTGGTGTTCGAAAACCTCGACCTGGAGCGGTTCGGCAATCGGGTGCCGCAGTTCTCCTTCGAGGTGCTGCGCGCCGAACAGCCGCAGAGCGCCACCTACGATCAGGATCTTGGTCAGATCGTGCCCGGAGTCGCGCTGATCCCCGGCACCGGCGAATACAGCCTCGCGAGCGGTCCGGTCTACATGCAGCACGGCCCCGGCGACAGTCGGGCGGTGAACATCAACCAGATCACCGGTCAGAGCGATCTGGTGGCCTCCGTTTCGGCCCTGTCCGAAGAGCTGCCCCGCGCCGAGGCCGTGTCGATGGTGGTCTGCTGGTTCGGCGACGACCTGCGATGCGGCGAATGCAGCCTGAAGCCGAAGGTGGAACAGACCGTGGCCGATGGCTCCATGCCCTGGGCGGTATCGGGCCTGCCGCGTGCCGCTGCCGAACCGGTGATCCGCACCCCGGAAGGCGCATCGGTCTATGGCGGCACCCCGGCGGATGCTGCGGTGATCGAGGGCATCCGCCATCTGAACGATCAGGGCAAGCGGGTGATGTTCTACCCGTTCATCCTGATGGAGCAGCAGGAAGGCAACACCCGGATCGACCCCTATAGTGGCAGCGAGGGCCAGCCGGCTCTGCCATGGCGTGGCCGCATCACCCTGTCGCTGGCCCCGGGTCAGGCCGGCAGCCCCGATGGCAGCGCGGCGGCGGATCAGGAGCTGGCGGCGTTTCTCGGCACCGCCACTGCGGCTGATTTCACGGTCTCGCAGGGGCAGGTGACCTATAGCGGCCCAGCCGAATGGAGCTTTCGCCGGTTTATCCTGCATTATGCCGCGCTCTGTGCTGCGGCAGGCGGGGTGGATGCCTTTTGCATCGGGTCGGAGCTGCGGGGCCTGACACAGATCCGGGGCGCGTCGGGGTTCGGCTTTGTCACCGCGCTGCGCGACATCGCGGCCGAGGTGCGCGCATTGTTGGGGCCTGAGGTCAACCTTGGCTATGCCGCCGACTGGTCGGAATACTGGGGCTATCAGACCCCGGAGGGCGACCGGCTGTTCCATCTCGATCCGCTCTGGGCCGATCCGGAAATCGACTTTGTCGGCATCGACAACTACATGCCCCTGTCCGACTGGCGCGACGGCGACAGCCACCTGGATGCAAAGACCGCCCTGTCGATCTATGATCTGGACTATCTGAAGGGAAATATCGAAGGCGGCGAGGGGTTTGACTGGTACTACCATTCGCCCGAGGCCGAGGCCGCGCAGATCCGCACCGAGATCACCGATGGTGCCCATAACGAGGCGTGGATCTACCGCTACAAGGATATCCGCAACTGGTGGAGCCGCGAACATTTCGACCGGATTGGTGGCGCGCGCGCTGCCACGGCGACCGACTGGGTGCCGCAATCGAAACCGATCTGGTTCACGGAACTGGGCTGTGCGGCGATCGACAAGGGGACGAACGAGCCGAACAAATTCCTCGACCCGAAAAGCTCCGAGTCGAAATTGCCGAAATTCTCCAATGGGATGCGGGATGATCTGATCCAGCAGCAATACCTTCGGGCGCAGCTGACCTATTGGGCCGAGGCCGTCAACAACCCGGTCTCGGATATCTATGGCGGTGCCATGGTGGATCTGGGCCATGCCTATGTCTGGGCCTGGGACGCGCGACCCTTTCCCGCCTTTCCCAATCGCGGCGAGGTCTGGGACGATGGCGACAATTACGCCCGGGGGCATTGGCTGAACGGGCGCGCGGGGCAGCGGACGCTGGCCTCCGTCGTGGCGGAGATCTGCGAGGGAGCCGGGGTGACGGAGATCGACGTGAGCCAGCTCTGGGGTATTGTGCGCGGCTATGCGATCTATGACGTCACCGACGCGCGCGCCGCCTTGCAGCCGCTGATGCTGCGGCACGGGTTTGACGCGGTGGAGCGCGAGGGTCGGCTGGTGTTCCGCCTGCGCGACGGTCTGCGGGCGCAGGGGCTGAACGCCGAGAGTTTCGCCGTGCTGGAGGAGCTGGAGGGCGATCAGGAACAGACCCGGATCCCCGAGGCGGAGCTGACGGGCCGGGTGCGGCTGCGGTTCGTCGAATGGGGCGGTTCGCATGATACGGTCGCCGAAGAGGCGGTGCTGCCCGATGATGCCACCCATGCGGTCAGCCAGAACGAGCTGGCGATGGCGCTAACCCGCGCCGAGGGGCGGCAGGTGGTGCAGCGGTGGCTGGCGGAGGCGCGGATTTCCCGAGACAGCGCGCGTTTTGCGCTGCCGCCCTCGCAAGCGCTGGATCTCGGGGCCGGTGACGTGGTGCGGCTGCCGGGACAGGACGGCGAAGGCGCGGCGCTCTACCGGGTGGACCGGGTCGAACAGGCAGAGGCGCAGATCATCGAGGCGGTGCGGATCGAGCCGGTGGTCTACCAACCATTGCAGGTGGCGGAGGATCAGCCGCGCAGCGATCCCTTTGCCGCGCCCGCGCCGGTGCTGCCGCTGTTTCTCGATCTGCCGCTGATGCGGGGGGATGAGGTTGCGCATGCGCCGCATCTCTGCGCGACGGCGCGCAACTGGCCCGGATCGGTGGCGGTCTACGGCGCCGATCTGGGCGGCGCCTTCGCGCTCCAGGAGATCCTGCCCGCCCGCGCCACTGTCGGGCTCACCCGGAGGCCGCTTGCGGCGGGGCCGGTGGGGCGCTGGGACCGGGGCGCCGATCTGGAGGTGGAGCTGATCGGGGGCAGTCTCGACAGTGCGGAGGTGGCATCGGTGCTGAACGGCGCCAACCGCCTGGCCATCGGCGATGGCAGCCCGGACATGTGGGAGGTGATCCAATTCGCCGAGGCGGAGCTGATTGCGCCGAACCGCTATCTGATCCGCGGCCGTCTGCGCGGGCAATACGGCAGTGACGCGCAGATGCCCGATGTCTGGCCCGAGGGCTCCTATGTGGTGCTGCTGGATGCGGCGGTCGAGCAGCTGGATCTGGCGCTGTCGCAACGGCGGCTGGCGCGGGACTATCGCGTGGGACCTGCGCGCCGCGCCTATGATGACCCGTCCTTCGTGGCGCTGACCGCCAGTTTCGACGGCAACGGCCTGCGTCCCTATGCACCGGTGCATCTGCGCGCCGATGGCGTGCTTGGCGATGATCTCGCCGTCAGCTGGATCCGGCGCACCCGGATCGAGGGCGACAGCTGGGATCTGGAGGAGGTGCCACTGGGCGAAGAGACCGAAGCCTACCGGATCCGTGTCATATCCGGGGCGGCCGTGCTGCGCGATGAGCGGGTGACGGGGCCGTCCTGGACCTATGACAGTGCTGCACAGGCCGCCGACGGGGCCGGTGTCGGTGACCGGATCGAGGTGGCACAGATTTCGGCCCGCTACGGCGCGGGACCGGTGGCCGCCCTGAGCCTTGTCTGA